TCAGGACTTGAGTTGAGGATGTTAGCACACTACATGAACGATAAGGATTATACACATGAAATCATTAATGGAGATATACACACAACAAATCAGATTAGGACTGGCTTGGAGTCAAGAGATGAGGCGAAGACATTTATATACGCACTCATTTATGGAGCAGGTTCAAAAAAAATCGGAAGTATCATCAAAAGGTCTGAAAGAGATGGAGAAAGAGTTAAAGAAAAATTTCTTAGAGCTACACCAAGTTTTAAACGACTACGAGAAAGAGTGGATGGAGTGGCTAAAAAAAGATGGCTCAGAGGTCTCGACCAAAGAAAAATCCTCATAAGACACCCCCACGCTGCGTTAAACACCCTATTACAGGGTGCTGGTGCGTGTGTTATGAAGAAAGCGTTGACATTGGTAGAGGAATATGTTAGAAGTAAGCGAATGAAAGCAATTCCAATTGTGAATGTGCATGATGAGTTCCAATATGAAGTGGAAGAAAGCCGAGCTGAAGAATTTGGAAAGCTTGGAGTACAAGCAATTATAAATGCAGGAAAGGAATTAAAAATAAGGTGTCCCTTAGATGGAAAATATAAAATCGGAAACAACTGGGCAGAAACGCATTGATACTATAGCTACTGATATTAAAACTTTAGTCGCTGGAATATCGAATGGTAAACCTGCCAACGTCACAGAAGAGAACATGGATAAGTTCCTTAGTAATATTAAGGAAGCTTTTAATTCATGGAACAATCCTATTAGAGAAAAAGATGGGAAGTTAAGAATGTCTGTGCTAGGTAAACCACCTAGACAATTATGGTATGATAGATTTAGTCCAAAGAAAACTAAAGATTATGATGCTAGTTTAAATATTAAATTTTTATATGGACATATATTAGAACATTTATTATTATATCTAGCAGAATTAACTGGACATAAAGTAGCAGACCAACAAAAGAAAGTAGAGATAGATAATATTAAAGGACATATAGATGCGACAGTTGATGGTGAAGTATGTGATGTTAAGTCAGCTTCATCATTTAGTTTTAAAAAGTTTAAGACTGGAGAGTTAGTTGGAGATGACCCATTTGGTTATCATGCCCAGTTATCAGGATATGAAACAGGTATGGGTACTAACAAGGGTGGCTTTTTGGTTATGGATAAATCAACTGGAGATGTTTGTTTCTATAAACCTGATGAGTTAGCTAAACCTAATGTTCCAAATTTAATTAAAACTTTACAAGATACATTAAAAAGAAATTCACCACCTGATAGATGTTATCAATTATCTGAAACTAAAGGTGGTAATAAATCTTTACCTATTGGTTGTCAGTTTTGTGCACATAAATGGGAATGTTATAAAGATGCTAATGATGGAAAAGGATTAAGAGTATTTAAATATTCTAATAGGTATGTTTATTTAGCTCAAGTAAATAGACAACCCAATGTTGAAGAGATAACTAAAAACTTTTCAGAAGAATTAAAAACTTATGGAAAAAGAAAAGTCGTATAATCCATTACCTGAAGGATTGAGGATTCAGTTAAGTGATATAGAAGGGTATGGTTTGTTTACCTTATTATTTTTAAAACAAGGTACAAATCTTGGCATATCTCATATTAAGATAAAGGATGAATTAATTCGTACACCTTTAGGTGGATTTGTAAATCATTCAGATGACCCTAACTGTGAGAAAGTAAAATTACACAAAGAAAATTATACTAAATATAATTTAGTTACTATAAAAGATATTGAAGGAGGAGAAGAATTAACTGTTAAGTATACGTTTTATAATGTGGGAAGTAATGGTAAAAATCTTACTGTATCAGAGAAACTACAGGATGAATTAGAACCTATTGTTAATGCTCCTATGATGGATACAGAATAATGTTAATGATGGCTAAAGCTATAGTAGGTTTTTTATTATTAAGTCTTACTGGAGGACTTATAATTTATTTTATTAAAGATTATAAATATACTTATAAGAAAAAGAAAAAGAAATGAACACTAAACAAATGAGTAAGATAAGAAACAAAGCTAAACATATTATGGTTGAATGGCTTAAAGGATTATTAAATCCTGATGAACAAAAGAAAGTTAATGTAAAGAATGTATTTAAATTATTACCAAATCAAACTCATTATTGGCAAGGAACTACATTACGTTTACAACCTTGGTCTTATAAATGGATAGTTAAAAAATTAAAAAAGAATCCTCATTGGACTATAGATGATTTAAATGATAGCTTAGAACCTACAGAAAGAGATAAAAGGAGAGCAAGGATGGCTAACGAAGGTCCTATTGCTATGTAATGACAGACAAAGGAATGTTTAAAGGTACGACATATGATAGCTTAAGTTCTCAAGTAGATGGAAACCATTATACAAGCATGAAGATTCAACCTGCTGAATTTATTAATGAAAATAAAATATTGTTTGCAGAAGGAAATGCTATTAAGTATATATGCAGACATCAAAAAAAAGGAAAGAGGAAGGATATAGAAAAGGCAATACACTATCTAGAAATGATATTGGAAAGGGACTATGATGATTAATGAGAGTACTATAACTCAATTAGAAAAACGAGCAAGAGGTTTTCGTAGAATAATTTCTGCTCTTAATGATTTACCTATGTATGGAATTACTCCGCAGATAGATAAAATGTTATACGTAAGAATAGGTGAACTTAAAGAACACCTAAAGAAAAAGATAACTAGAAACAATGAAAAGTTAAATGAAATTCATACAACAAGTGTGGATAGTTTAATAGATGATGATGGACAAGGAGGAGAAATAGGTGAGGTGAGAACTGAACCTAGTTTTGTAAGTAAAGGATACTCTTCTAAGATAGAAAGTGCTCTAAAAAATAATGAATGAGGAACAAGATAGAGCTACAGCATCTACTTATGAAGATGAAATTACTTCACAAAGAACTGTAACAATTCCATTAAGAGAGTATGATGAATTAAAAGCAGACCAAAGGTTTATAAAAGATAAATCTTTAATTGCTATTATAGATAAAGTTGAAGAACTTATAAGAGCTTTACGAAAGAGTATTATAAGAGAAAAATAATATGGAAGAAAAAGGAAAAGTTTTTTCTATGAAGGGAAACCCTGTTCAAGGTAAACCTACTGTCTATCATATGAGATTATGTTTAGTGGGTTCTCCTGATATGGATATAAAGAATATTCAAACATTTGGTATAGCAGATGATGGCTTCTTTATGGTTAAAAGTTATAACAATCTAAGACTTCCTACTTTTATGACCAATCCTGTTAGAGTTAAAACTGTAGAAATATATAAGAAGGGCGACAAACCAATGACTAAATTAAGAACAAATAAAGATGATGATGAAATGTTTGTTGATTTAATGCGGAAAGCCCATGCTACCCCCACGAAAGCTAAGTAAATCTAAAAGAACCAAAAAAAAAGAAGCCTATTTAATGGGCTTCAAATTAATTATTAATAATCAAGGACAGTTTATTAGTGAATTTAAAAATTTTCCTATGGATAAGATTCCTTTATATTTTAAAAAAGCAAATGCAGGGGTAATACAAGCTATGTTGAGAGAGTGTAGAACTAATTTTACAGAATTACATACAGACTTAGAAAAAATTGCAAGGGATGTTTTTCATTCCTAGACAGTTTAATCGTCATCATCTTCCTTCGGTCTCACCTTGCCGAAAATAATTTTATAATTCATTTTAATATCTTGCTCCATGTTAGTACTCAAAGGTTTACCTGAGATACCAATCGAGTGTCGTGTATTTTCACACCCTGAGATTAAAAAGAATAAAATACTAAAAAGAAATATAGTTATATATCGAACCCACGCATTAATTGTTTTCATTTTTCTTCTTGCGTTTCTTCTTCTTTTTAAAATTTTTAGAGTTCGATACCTCATTTTGAATAGTCGCCACCTTCTCCTTAATCAAAACCATATCCTTTGAAATTGAATATGTTTCCTTTAAATTCCATCCTCCGAGTGCTAACAAAATAGCAATCAGGATTGTTATAAGTTTATCGTTTATCATTTATTTTTTAAATCATAGATAACATAGATTATAAAACAGAGCAGTAGAATTAAACCTATGATATCCATCATTTATTTATTTATTTATTTCTTTTTCTTTTTATTTTTTTTATTTTTCTTTTTATAACAGGATTTCTTCCCGCACAGGAACGGTGGAACTACTCTGCTGATGAAATGGAGAAAACAATAATTAA